TACGCAAATGCAATACGCATACGTAACTTAGAATATTTTACAGAAGTATTAGACATACCACTTACAAACACTTTTGATGCAGGTGGAATTAGCACAGCACAAAGATATGTTAAAGAATGGTTAGCACAATCAAATAGTGAACAAGTTATACCACTAGCTCACTTTAAAGTTGTGTACGATGCTATGACTGACAGCCGAAACACTATTTCACAACGTGAATTTGCAAAACGTATGTCCAGATTAAATATAACAACAGCACGTAAACGTGTAAGCAAAGATCGCCAGGCAGGCATTCCGCGCGGAGTTGTATTAATTTGGAAAATAGACAATAATGTACGAAAGGATTTAATCGAAGAACACTTCGACGAAAGGGACTTAGGACTAATAGATGAAGAATCTAACACAATCCAAGCGTCCAGACCTAATCTCAACGGTTAGTGTCAAGGAGGACATCGAGCTAGGCTACATTCCAGCCTGGTCTTACTCGACTTTAAAAACATTTGAGTCTTGCGCTTACCGCTCTTACATAGCTAAAGTAAAAAAAGTACAAGAAGACTTCGGTCCCGCAGCTGCACGTGGCACGGAAATACACAAGCAAGCTGAAGATTATGTAGGCGGACTACTAGCTGAATTACCTGACACCCTTAAAAAGTTTACTTCAGAGTTTAAAAAACTACGCGAAATGTTCGCAGAAGCACAAGTAGAACTAGAAGGTGATTGGGGTTTCACACGCGAGTGGGGAACAACTGGCTGGTTAGCAAAAGACGTGTGGGGTCGGATCAAACTAGATGCGTTCGTACACGAATCAGAAACATCAGCAAGAGTTATAGATTACAAAACAGGTAAAGCTTACGGCAATGAAATTGCTCACAGTCAACAAGCACTTGTTTACGCAATCGGTAGCTTTTTTAGATATCCAGAATTACAAATTGCTAAAACCGAGATATGGTATCTCGACCACGGCACTATGTTAGAACAGGTGTATACGCGGGATGAAGCTATGGTCTTCATGCCCAAGTTACACGATAGAGCAATAGCTATGACTACTGCAACTAAGTTTCCGCCAAACCCTAGCAATTACAATTGCAAGTGGTGCTCGTATGGCAAGGGTGAACACCCTATTTGCGAGTGGGCAGAAACGTGATACAATAATATTAACGAATAACGAAAGAACGATTAAGGAGTAACGATGAACGATATACCTGTGGCCTACGACCACCAAAAATCCACTACTGATTTCATAGTAGCAAACCCACAATGTTTAATAACCTCAGATCCTGGTACTGGCAAGACTCGTGCAGTTTTAGATGCACATGCTATACTCGGGGGCAAGACATTAGTCTTAGCGCCACTTTCAATATTGGAAGCAGCGTGGGGGGAGGACATTAACAAGTTTCAACCCAATATAAAATATGGAGTAGCTTATGCAAAAAACAGAGAAAAAGTCTTTAAAGACATTGATAACCTCGACATGGTCATCACTAATTTCGAGGCTGTTAACTTTCTACGTAAAAACTCACGGTTCTGTAAGCAATTCAATACAATCGTTATTGACGAGTTTACCGCTTTTAAAAATCGCACAGCCAAACGTAGTAAAAATCTCAAAGATATTATCTACCATTTTACTAATAGGATTGCCATGTCTGGTACTCCTAATAGTAATACTATTCTAGATATATGGCACCCAGCATACCTAGTCGACGATGGCGAGCGACTAGGTGCTAGGTTCTTTCAATTCAGAAATCAAGTTTGTACACCAAAGTTTAATGGCTTTGCAAACGAATGGATTGATAAACCTGATGCAGAAGACGCAGTTGCTATAAGACTGCGAGACATCACAATACGTTACGCGCTGTCAGAGTGTATGGATCTACCTGACAACATAACACGAACAATCAACACTAACTTGTCTAAACAGATACAGCAAAAATATAATCTCCTTGCTAAAGATTCTGTGTTGTATACAAAGACTGGCACAGTCAACGCGGTTCACGCGGGAGCTCGTGTCAAGAAGCTACTGCAGCTAGTTACAGGCGCAGTATACGACGAAGATAAGTTAGTGCAGTTTGTACATCAAGAACGTTATGACATAGTCATGACACTTGTAGACCAACGTGCACACTCTCTGGTAGCATTCAACTGGCGACACGAACGTGATGCTTTAGTTGAGCTAGCAGAAAAACAAGGTGTGTCATACGAAATCATTGACGGTACGGTTAAAGCCGAGAAGAGAAAAGATATCGTAGCACGATACCAAGCAGGCCAAATTAAAATGCTGTTGTGTCACCCACAATCAGCATCTCATGGTCTTACTCTTACAAAAGCTAACACAGTTATATGGTGTTCGCCTACGTACAACGCTGAACACTTTCAGCAATTTAACCAACGTATTCATAGAGCAGGTCAAACACAAAAGACTGAAACTATATTAATACAAGCTAGAAACACTTGGGAGCCCGAAGTGTATAACAAGCTTAATACTAAACTAGGGCGAATGGAAAATCTATTACACATTCTACAGGAGGTAGGACATGGCAAAGAAACTAAATGACTTATTAGCCGAGTACGGCAAAACGCGTGACGAGATAAAATCTCTACAAGCACAAGAAAAAGAACTAAATGTTATCAAGCGCGAGCTTGAATACCAAATTACTATTAGGATGCAAGAGGAAGGCCTCGATAAAATCTCTAATAGTGGTAGGACAGTCTCTATTAAACAAGAGATTGTGCCGACCGTAGAGGACTGGGATGCACTTCAGGACCACGTAGTTAAAACTAAACAGTTTGAATTACTCCAGAAGCGTATGTCAGCCACTGCGTATAGAGAGTTGATTTCATTAGGTACGGACGTACCTGGAGTGATCAGCACAGAGTTGACCCGTATTAATTACAGGTCAACATAATAATAACCAATAACGAATGACGAAAGGAGGAATAACGATGTCAAACGATATTAGCGTAGTAACGAGCAAGGTTCCAGCTCATGTAAAATCGGGATCAAAACTAGGTAATGAGAATGTACAATCTGAACATATCTCAGTACCAAGGGTAAAGCTACTTCAGAAAATGAATAACGAAGTTGACCCAAACCATAGTGAACATATAGAGGGCTGTAAAGAAGGCGACTTTATAAACACTGTGACTGGCGAAAACTACGGTTCATCTATGTATGTAGTCAACACTCACTTCAAAGAAGAGTTTGTTGTGTGGAGAAAGCGTGAAGAAGGTGGCGGACTTGTAGGGAACTTCCCAACAAGAAGCGAAGCTGAAGACTATCTAAGTGATAACAACTTAGAGATGGCTAAGCACGACATCACTCAAACGCAAATTCATACTTTACTTCGTTTGGATGATAAGACGTCAGAAGTATCTGATATACCTTTTCTATTTGATTGTGCTTCATCAAAGCTCAAAGTATCTAGAGAATGGAATACTAAGATAATGAAACAAGGCGGAGATAGATTCTCTTTCTTGTGGAAGATGTCTTCAGTCCCGCAAAGTAATGCAAAGGGCTCTTGGGTCAACATTGACATCACAGGTGTTGATTGGCTAAAAGACGAAATTTACCAACAAATAAAATCTTTCTACGAAAGAACATTCGTTAAGTAAATTACGTGCAATCTGGGTGCGACATTATAGGTCGCATCCACGATTGTGTTACACTTAATATGTGCGTGAAAAGGAGTTCATCAACAAAGTGCATCGACACTTATCTAAATCAATCTATCGTTGGAAAATTAACGACGCTTATCACGGCGGCGTACCAGACACATTTTACTCAGGTCGCAATGGCCATTGTTTTATCGAGTACAAATATAAAGAAAAATTACCTAAAAGAGATTCGTCTCAAATTATTTTGAACCTATCTCCCCAACAAAGAATATGGCTAACTCTTCAACATTCTAATAATGTTATATGTTATGCCGTGCTTGCCTCGAAAGATAAAGTTTTTGTAACCCAAGAATTTAATATGCCTGGCTTAACGTTAAAAGATTTTAATGAACAAAGTATTCCTTTTAAAGAATATATACAATTAATAGAAAATATAACTATAGGAGAAACAAATGACTGATTATGTAAACTCGCCACCTCATTATAATACTGGAAACGTGGAGTGCATCGTGGCAATAGAAGAAAGTATGACCCCAGAATCTTTTAAAGGATATCTAAAAGGGAACATTCAGAAGTACATGTGGAGGTATGAAGCCAAAAAAGGGCTACAAGACGTCCTTAAAGCCCAGTGGTACTTAAAT